ATTTTTGGAGAATTAAAAATGGCAAATAATTTGCTAACCATCTCCATGATCACCAACGAGGCGTTGATGGTCTTGGAAAACGAACTTACGTTCACGGCCCGCGTTGACCGTTCTTATGACGAGCAATTTGCGGTTACTGGCGCTAAGATTGGTAACACCGTAAACGTACGCCGTCCCGGTCGTTTCATCGGTACTACTGGCCCTGCGCTTAACGTAGAGGACTTCAACGAGACATCCGTCCCCGTTACCCTCTCAACCCAGTTCCACGTTGACACCCAGTTCACCACACAGGATCTGGCCCTGTCGTTGGATATGTTCTCTGACCGCGTTCTGAAGCCCGCAATCGCTGCTATCGCCAACAAAATGGACTTTGATGGCACGACAATGGCTACCGACAACACCGCTAACACGGTGGGTACGGCTGGTACAGTTCCCTCTGACATCGCTACGTTCTTGACCGCACAGGCTTATCTGGACGGTGAAGGCGCACCCCGTGATGGCAAGCGTTCTTGCGTTGTTGACCCCTTTACCGGTGCGTCAATCGTTGGTTCGCTCAAAGGTCTCTTTAACCCACAAGGCACTATCTCTGGTCAGTACGAAAAGGGCATGATGGGCAAAGACACCATCGGGATGAACTGGTACATGGATCAGAACATTGTGTCGCACACATACGGTTCTTACGCCACGGCAACGCTCTCAACCAACACAGCAACCTTTACCGGCTCGCTGACAACTGGTTGGGCTTCTACATCCACGATCACAATCGCGGCTGCTACCGCCAACGCTGGCTTAAAGCAAGGCGATACCATCCAGATTGCTGGCGTGTTTGCAGTCAACCCACAAAACCGTCAGCCATACGGCGGTAATGTTCTGCGTAACTTTGTTGTGACCGCTGACGTGACGATTACTTCCGGTGGCTCCGCTTCCGTGACCGTATCGCCCGCCATCATCACGGCTGGTCAGTTCCAAAACGTATCCGTTCTGACAACTTCAGCTTCTGCAACTGTCACCCCTTTCGATAAGACCGGTAAAGTCAGCCCGCAGAACTTGGTGTTCCACAAGAACGCATTTACGTTAGCAACTGCCGACCTTGAGTTACCGGACGGTGTTCACTTTGCCGGTCGTGCGAGCGACAAGCAGTTGGGCCTCTCAATCCGCGTTGTTCGTCAATACACGATCAACAACGACTCGATCCCCACCCGCTTAGACGTTCTCTACGGTTGGGCTCCCCTCTACCCCGAACTCGCTTGCCGAGTTGCGGCTTAATTAGGAAAGGAACCTAGATCATGGCAAATCCCGGCCCAGCAAGTACCCAAACCTCCAACTACCTACTAAACGGTAGTGCAGCCGATGGTGTTCTCATCGGTATCGCTGGAGGTGAGGTTGGTTTTTACGGCGAGACCCCTGTGGTTCAAGCCGCTGCTATTACCCCGCTAGTGTCAACGACAGCCTCAACCGCTGACGTTTGCGCCCGCGTCAATAGCATCATTACTGCATTGCAAAACATTGGCATTACCGCCTAAGATGTTTTGAAGCTACGGAGAAGCCGCCCTCAAAAGGGGTGGCTTTTCTTATTTTTAGGAACCGCATGAAGCACATAATGTTGGCAATGCCCGCCTATACAGGCGTGGTTCATATGGGAACGATGCGCTCCCTGATGACGGATTGCATCACCTTAATCAAGCGTGGTGACCGGTTCACATTCGTGGATGACGTAGGTAACGCCATGATTGCCGACTGCCGAGGCGTAATAACAACCAATTTCTACCACTCCGACTGCGATGAGCTGGTCTTTATCGACTCAGACGTTGCGTGGGAGGCGGGCGCTTTGTGTAAGCTAATCGACCACCCAGTAGACTTTGTGGCTGGGGCCTACCCTGCAAGGGTCGATCCGCTAAAGTTCAATATCGGCTGGATTGAGGAGCGCCAATACCTGAGAGCTGACCCAGCTACGGGGCTTTTAGAGGTGGATCGCGTCCCCACGGGCTTTTTGAAAATCACAAAGAACTGCGTAGCCAAGATGATTGAGGCTTACCCAGAGACTTTTTATCACGATGCCGCAGTTAACAACCAGTTCTACCCCCTCTACGAATCGTTTATCGACCCGGAAAAGAAGTGGAAGTACGGCGAGGACTTTTCGTTCTGTAAGCGGTGGCGAGAGATAGGCGGTCAGGTCTGGTTAGACCCAGAAATCAACATGGGTCACATCGGTAATAAAATCTTTGAAGGACATATTGGAAATTGGCTTAAAAGTAGGATAATTTCACAACCAACATCTGAGGTGAACCATGAACCAAATCAAAATTCTTAGCCCAACCTATGCGTTGGATCTAACAACTTCTGCGTCCTCTGCGCTACAAATCATCCCAACGTCAAACACCCGCGCCTACCGCGTGGCTTTATTGAACACCGGGACGGGCAAGGCTGGCGTGACCTTTGGCACAAGTTCGACCAATATGGCTACCCCCACGATTGCGTCAACGGGTAACGCTGGGTCGCTAGTCCTACCCGGAAACATGATCTACCCAATGATTATTGACTGCGGAGCTCCGGATCTGTATCTGAAGGCTATCTCATCAGGCACTAACACCTTATACATTACGTTGGTGGCTACCGAATAAGGATTCACCATGTCGAACTCGACTGCCAATACCCAAACTACCAACATAGTACCGGTTCAGGGGACGTTTGAGCCCCTGCCTCCCTATGATTGCATAAGCCTAATTGGCCCCGCTGGAACGCCTTTTTACGCTCCCGTAAGCCCAACTTTAGACGGGGTAACGATTACCAATAGTACGATTAACAGTACAACCATTGGGGCAACGTCAGCGACCACGGGAGCGTTTACAACCGCAACAGCGACCAACGCCCCAAGCGGAAATAATGACCTGTGCAATAAAATTTATGTTGACTCTTTGGCGGTTGGTATCCAATGGAAACAACCAGTAGTAGCGGCAACCACGGTCAATATCACCCTCTCAGGCGCTCAGACTATTGACACGGTCTCCGTAGTTGCGGGTGATAGGGTTCTAGTCAAAAACCAAACAAACGCCTACGAAAACGGTATTTACATTGCCGATAGTAGTTCTTGGTCAAGAAGCACAGACGCAGATACTTGGAACGAGCTGGTCTCGGCTATTGTCTTTGTGGAGTATGGAAGTCAAGGCGGTTCGGCTTGGTATTGCTACGCCCAGCCCGGAGGTACTTTAGGGGTCACGGCGGTTCCTTGGAGCAATCTAGCGGTCTCTGGGGTGTATTACGCGGGAACAGGACTAAGTCTTGCTGGCAACACGTTTAGCATCACCAACACCGGGGTGAGCGCGGCTACTTACGGTTCAGCTTCAGCGGTTCCGGTCTTTGCGGTCAACGCCCAAGGCCAACTGACAAGCGTAACCAATACGAGCATAGCAATTGCGGCTTCTGCAATAACTTCTGGAACGATTGATTCTGCAAGAATCTCAGGCTCTTACACCGGAATTACGGCTGTTGGAACCCTGTCCGGTCTGACGGTCAGTAGCACAATTGTTGGGTCGATTTCTGGCAATGCTGCGACTGCAACATCAGCTACAAGTGCGACTACGGCAACAAATCTAGCCGGTGGTGCGTCAGGAAACATACCCTATCAAACCGGTTCGGGAGCCACTTCTTACGTTTCTACGGGTACAGATGGTCAGTATTTAGTCTTGGCAAGCGGGGTTCCAACGTGGACTTCTGTTTCAGGTGCTGGTGACGTAACTGGCCCAGCATCGTCCACGGATAACGCAATTACAAGGTTTGATGGAACAACCGGCAAAGTTATTCAAAACTCAACGATTACCCTGTCAGACGCTGGTGCGTTGCAAAACGTCAACGAGATCAACTTTGACATCACGCCAGCGTCAGTTGTGGGCGGTGCGGGTTCCCTGTCTTGGAATAGCGATGACAACGCCAAGACCTTGCAGTTAATTGGTAACAACAACGTAGAACTAAAACTTACGCAAGAAAGCTACTACCGAGTCAAGGCATCGAGCGCAATTACCAAGGGTAATGTCGTGATGCTGACCGGCACTTTAGGATCGTCCGGTGGTTTACAAGGAGCCCCAGCCACGGGCCTGACCGCGTCCACGGGGTACTACATCTTAGGTATAGCCAAAGAGTCAGCGGCGCTAAACGGCTGGATTTATGTTCAGTCCTTTGGCGAGGTCAAGGGAATTGACACCTCTGGAACACCGGTCGGTGAGACTTGGGCAAACGGTGACGTTCTGTACTACAACCCGTCAGTCACGGGCGCTCTGACCAAGAACATCCCAACAGCTCCAAACGCCAAAGTCCAAGTAGCTGCGGTGGTTCACGCGGACAACACAAACGGGATCTTATTTGTAAGACCTACGTTTGAGCCAACGCTAAACGACCTGTCAAACGTCTATGCGCCTAGCCCCTCAAACAACGACCTGATCACTTGGGATAGCACCGACAACCGCTGGGAGAGCACGGCGGCATCGAGCGTAGCCGTGGGGACTGCGACCAACCTAGCCGGTGGCGCGACAGGTTCTTTACCCTACCAATCAGGCGCTGGGGCAACGACTTTCCTAGCTGCGGGCTCTGACGGTCAGGTTCTAAAGCTGGCCTCTGGGGTTCCTACTTGGTCAAGCGATGTCTCTGGGGTCACGATTACAGACGATACGACCACCAACGCCACGCGGTACATCACGTTTTCAAACGTAACGACCGGCAACGAAACCACGTTAGACGTATCGTCTACCAAGCTCCAATTTAACCCTAGCACGGGTGCGTTAACGGCTACGAGTTTAACTCCAACCAATGCGCTTGGAGCCGCTTACGGTGGTACGGGCCTGACATCTCTTGGTACTGGTGTAGCAACTTGGCTTGGAACACCGTCATCTGCAAATCTAGCTGCGGCGGTAACAGACGAGACGGGTTCTGGCTCTTTAGTGTTTGCGACCAGCCCATCGCTGACTACTCCCAATATCGGAGCTGCGACCGCAACTAGCGTCAACGGACTGACAATTTCTAGCAGTACGGGAACCTTAACGGTAACTAACGGCAAGACCTTGTCGGTTAGCAATACGCTAACCCTTGCGGGTACGGATAGTACGACCATGACATTCCCAGCGACTAGCACCACGGTTGCGGGACTAGGAATTGCCCAGACGTTTACGGCCTCTCAACGCGGTACGGTCACAACGGACAATGACGGTTCGTTTAACATGAACGTCACCAACAACTTCAAATGCACCCCAACGGGATCATTTACCCTGACGTTTACGAACATTACTGCGGGTCAATCCGGGTTCATATTGTTGGTAAACGGCTCTAACTACACCGTATCGGCGGCAGCTACAACCAAGGTAGTAAGCGGAACCCTGACCACAATTAGCGCAACTGGAACCTATCTGTTGTCCTACTTCTCAGACGGCACTAACGTATATGTAGTCAACTCAGGAGCATTAGCTTGAGCGTCTTACCAGTAGGGTTTGGCTCTGCGGTAGCGGGCGGCTATCAGATTGAACGCAGTCTTAGGTTCAATAGCGCAGACTCTC